AAGATCACTGCATACCTTATGGAAGCCCAGCGTTTGGGGTTAACCATATATGGTCCCGACATTAACAAGTCTGTTGAGTTCTTTTCCATGTCACTCCCAGGCGAAGAAGATGGTATTCGCTTTGGTCTTTCCAATGTCACTGGCTGTGGTAGCAGTGCTATCAAGGAAATTTTCCAAAAGAGACCGTTTAATTCATTTGAGGAGTTTACTAATAAGTGTTCCAAATCATCTATTAAAGCTCCGCTAAGGGAAAGCTTTGATAAGGTTGGTGTATTCAAGTCTATTGGTCATGTATCGCAATTTGATCACGAGAAATATTACTTACCTATACTCGGGTTCCCTATTGCTGCTAGTTCTCATAAAACAGAGATTGATGAGTTCGTAGAGGATGCTAATGAATTCCACGAAACAATGTCAAACATTACACTTATTAAGGCAGTGGTGCGTTCTACAAAGAAAGCTACAGGATACCTGAGAGTTGAATTTGAAGATCACTCGGGGTCTTGCACCGTGTTTGGCGAGCGTAATACCGAGCTGGCGCAGAGAGATTATGTTTACGCTTTGATCGGTGATAGGACACTACATGCTTACTGTGATGTCTATGAAGCCGAAGATTCCAACCTGTTCAATATTATGATGCTTAAGAAGCACGGCATTGATCATAAATATGCTTGGCTTTACGATCACGGCATTGGTTATGTAAGCGATGAAAAAACTCTTGCATATATTTTTAATATTAGAAATTTCATTACATCATCTGGAAAAGAAATGGCAAGCGTGTACTGCTGGGATGGAAAGCAATTCTTTAAGATTGTAGTATTCGCAGCAGTTTACAAGAAGGTAAAACAAATGCTGAAAGAGCATATGTGGTATGCCATTCGTCTTACAGCTGTTGAGGATAAGAATAGTTTAAACAGGCTTGACTCGTTCAAACTTGAGTCAGCGGATAAGATTATCCCCATTGATGATTATATAAAGAGGAAGAATCTAGTGGAGGTAGCAGTCTAGTGTTACTTACAATCTACATCCCGACATATAGGAGGGATTCCTTAGATGACTGTTTAAACAGTATAATACATCAAACTAATTCTGATATTGAAATTATTGTATCTGATAATGACCAAGACGGGTATGCAAGAGATATAGCTTACAAATATAAGAATTATGTATCTGACTACTCCATCAGGAAACAAAACATTGGTTGCGATGGTAATTGTTTACATGGCATTACCGCTGGCTCTGGTGACTATGTTTGGGTTATTGGTGATGATGATGTGTTGATTCCTGGAGCGATTGACACTATAATGCCCATGCTCAATGGAGTTGATCGTGTAATGCAATTTTCTCCGTATTCTGGAGAAGTATTACCTGGTTTTTCTGGTACAATGATTGAGTTGATAAATAATCTTAACGATAAATCATATGTAATTGCTGCAACATTGGCGAGCATGAATGTATGGAAAAGAGAAGTCATGGATTTCAGAACTGGGGTAAAGCATCTTGATTCTAGAAATGTTTTAGCTTGGGCTGGTATTGGTTGCAAAACAGTAAGCGTTCCAGAGGTTCCTACTGTCATTGTTAATGATACAAATCACTTTCAGTTTAAAGAATTTGATAGTGTAATGTTTGAGTACTGTGATGCTCTATCCAGTATTGATGGTGTTGAGAAGTTTACATTTCATAATGCTAATAAATGGAATTTTGTTAATGCATCAGTGGAGGCAAAATGATTGTATATACAGGTGGGACATTTGATTTATTTCACTCTGGTCATGCTAGATTGTTGGAGAGATGTAAGAAGGCGGCTGGTGACGATGGCTACTTGGTCGTGTCCGTCAACCCCGATGAGTTCTGCTCTCAATACAAAGAGCCTCCAATCTGCAGTTTAGCTGAAAGAATGGAAGTTGTTTCTTCGTGCAAATGGGTGGACAAAGTAATTGTAAACTCGGGCGGTGCTGATTCTAAACCTGCTATCATGGAGGCAAAAGCTGATCTTGTAATTGTTGGTTCCGACTGGCAAAGCAAAGATTACTATAAGCAAATGGGATTCACACAAGGATGGCTTGATGAGAATAATATCGGAGTGATGTTTGTTCCGTATACAGAAGAGATTTCAACAACAATTATTAAATCAAGAATACTAGACAGGATGTTTCAATGAAGGAGAAATATGTTACTTGTAGATAAAAGAAAAGGCGATACAATGCCGATCCATGATGTTATCCCGACCCCTAGCGTTGGGCTTAATCGTGCATTAGGTGGTGGATTAAATACTGGTGCGACTCATCTATTTTGGGGTACACCTTCTGTGGGCAAAACAACTATGTGCTTTAGAATTATGGCTGAGGCGCAGAAGATGGGGTATCGCCCAGTCATTGTTGATTCTGAGTCTTCGTACAGTGATGTGTATGCAGAGAAGTGTGGTCTAGATATTTCCGATGTGGTGGTGATTCAGTCTACTATTGTTGAAGATATTATGAAAAGTTTGATCGGGTATTTGACTGATGATAAAGAAAAACATATTTTTTTGTTTGATTCGTTGTCTAATATCGTGAAGGAAGAGTTTTATGATAAGCCCGAAGGTGGTAAGGCGATGGGCTTGTCTGCTCGCTCGCAGGGTTACTTCTTACAGAAACTTGTAAATTATCTTCATAAGGAGCGTAATATCATGCTGTTTGTTGCTCATCAAACGGTTGACTTGAGTGGTATGTTCGCAATCACTAAGGCTAAGATGGGTAATGTTGTGCATCACAACATGCATAATGTCATCAAGCTTTTTCTTTCTATGTCTAAAGGAGAGATGGAGCGTGAGGCGAATAATATGATTACTTCGCAACGGGCTGTGTGGACTATTGAAAAAACTAAGCAGTTACCTACTATTGGCTCTACTGGTTATTATTATGTCCTCCCCCAATTAGGGCAGATTGATAGTCGGCGTGAGTTGATTGATATTGCGATTGAGATGAATGTTATTGTTCGTAAGGGCGCTTGGTATACTTATGAGGATAGTAAGTGGAACGGCATGGGAGCTATTGAATTGACTGAGAAGCAAGTCAAGGAGATTCAAAAGCTTATCAAGGAATGATCTTTTCGGTTCATACCGATCAGCATATTAAAGACGCTGTAAATATTTTTGGCTATGCCTATGGCTATACCAATATTGTAAAACATTTTAATCAGTTCACTTATCGTGGTAAGCAGTTAGAGGTCGTTGAGAATGATCCTGCTGCTCAGATACAAATGTTTTACATGGAACCTGAATGGCATCATCCTGTAACTGGTCAAGATTTTCGCCAGCCTGGTTTTAAAAAACATTATGACCATCAATATAAGATTAATGGTACATACCTAGAGGCTACTCGGGCTTGGGATTGGTGGATTCCTACCATGAAGTCATTTGACGAAATCTGGGTAGGCAATCAATTCTCTGCAGATGCAGTTGCTAACTCTGGTGTTGATACACCTACATATATTTTTGAATTAGGTATTGATGATATGTGGACACCTTTTAAAAGAGGTAATCGGGGAAAGATTCGGTTTCTTCATGTTGATTCAGGTAGCCCCCGTAAGAGGGCTGATTTGGTTGAGAAAGCATTTACCACTCTGTTTAAAGACAGAGATGATATTACGCTTACGCTTAAGTATCATGGCAACAATGAGATGAGCGTTATGGACTTGTTTAAGATAGAAGAGTCCTCCAGTAAAAATATTATAAGGATTCATAAAACATTGAGTCAACCTGACATGGTTAAACTTTACCATAACCACGATATTTTAATTTACCCTACAGAGGGTGAAGGGTTTGGGCTAATACCTCTGCAAGCTTTAGCTACGGGTATGCCAACAATATCAACAAGTCGGTGGTGTTCGTATGAAAAATATCTTGGTAACAATATCATTGAATCAACACTAGGCAGGACACAGCACACTGGTTATCACACTGGGGATGTTATTCTCCCAGATTTTGATTCAACTGTTGAACTTATGAGGAATGCAGTAGAGAATTTTGATGCTCAGTGTGATTACTACTATAAGCAGGCTCCTGCGGTTATTAAGGAATATAATTGGCAAAAACAGTGTGATAAGATGCTTAACTCTTTAATTAAGCGTGTGGGCATATCTATGTTTAAGCCAGTTGAGGCGATTAATAGGGACAAATATATATATTTCCAAAATGGCACTGGTTACATTACTGGATCTGGTATTGTCTTCTCAAGGGAGAACCCTGTACAGAGAGTATCTAATGATGAGTATAATTTATTAATTAGGAATTCTAATTTCAGAAGTCCAACAGATCAAGAAATAAGGAGCAAGTAGTGAGTTACCTAGAAGATGAAATTGAAGAAGTTCGGTCATATATTTCCGAGCCGTTCTTCCAGAGCATTGATTGTAATCAGGGCTGGCATCAACTGATTGTTGATTGCCATAGAGAGCTGTCTGCTATTGATCCTGATTATAAGCTTTACCAAGTCAAAGAGAAGTTTGGTGGGTTAAGGTATTATATAGATTCAAATTCAAAAGATTATTATGCGATGCGTGATGTAATTAACAAGTTTGAAAGTCTTTCTTTGCAAACATGTGAATACACTGGAGAACCTGGAGTCTTGGCTAAAGGGAAAGGCGGGTGGATGAAAACCTTGTCTACGAAAGTGATGTCGGAGTATGGCTATGAAAAAGCATAATATTGTTGTTGTTGTTGGAGCTATTGTTTATTTATTTTTTCTTATTAAGATGTTTCTATGAAAAGAACTGAACAGGAAGAGATCAAGAGAGACAAAGCGAAGGCTGTAAAGAACTCTGGTCGTGGTCTAAGAAAGGGCGATGCTTCGTTGAATAAATTCTTACTTGATTACAAACATAACGAAAGAACTTTTACTCTTACATTAAAAGCTTGGAACAAAATGCGCAAAGATGCATGGAATGCTAATTATAAATATCCATGCATTTCTGTTGTATTTGGTGAGAACTCCGAGACAAAGGTTGCTATAATAGACTGGGAAGTGTTCCAAGAGCTGGTGAAAGGAAGCGAGTATGAGTGAAAAATATAAATATAGTTTATTTTGTGACAAGTTGTCTGGTTATAAATCAATTGGTTTTGGCATTGGGCATGATGATGGATATATCGGATTGTATATATTGTTCTGGATGGTCGGAATTCAAAGAAAGAAGGTAGAAGCATGAATCAGTACGGGAACCCAATGTTCTTTCAGATATTAGAGGAGCTACGAGCGCTCCACACAAAGAAAGGGCAGGACTATGGCACTGCGAGTGATCCTCTTGCCAATGTTCGTGCGTCAGTTGACTGGGGCGTTCCAGGCTGGGTTGGTACATTAATCCGAGCAAATGATAAAGTAATTCGCCTGCAAAGTGCCGCTAAGGGGAGTAAATTAGTTAATGAAGGCGTTGAGGATTCCCTTATAGACCTTGCATCATACGCAATTATTGCTCTTGCACTTTACCGTGAAGAGAATGAAATGAAACAGGCTATGGTTGTTACTGAAGATTTAAGGAAGAAATAATATGGCTGATATCATAATTAATAAAGAGATGCTATTGGAGCAAATGGGTGATAAAGCAGAAGAATTCATGGAATGTCTTCGTATAGTTGAAGATATAATTGAAAATCCTGATCACTATTTAGGAATGCAGGCTGTCAAGTATGCTAATATATTAGCAGCGTATAGAACACTAATGATTGTAAAATCGCAAGCTTTTAAAAGAAAGTCTGCTGTTATGAATGATCAAGACAAATTTGTTAATGACATATGGAAAACAATGTATGAAGCATTAGCGGAAAACATAAATGCTCTAAAACTCGCTGGGAAAGGCGGATATTAATGAAATCATTGAAGGTACTTAAACAACCAAAGAAGATTGCAGTTGTTGCTGAGGAATTTTCAGACGCAGATTTAGTAGATAGTCTATCCAAAGCAATTGATGATTCATTGGCAGAGCGTAATCAGCCTGAATTTAAAAAAGTGAATGGGTTTCACCCAAGCTATACGAATCAATGCCCGAGATACTGGAATTACTTGTTTACTGGCGTGAGCGTTACGCCAGACTTCAGACCGCAGACTTATCGTATCTTTGATAATGGTCATGCAGTTCACGACAGGATTTATAAATACTTTAGAGACATGGGCATCCTTGTTCAAGAGGAAATCCCAGTATCGTATTCATCACCACCAATTGAAGGCACAGCTGACGGTATTATCAATTGGTACGGGGAAAAATTGATTGAATTAAAATCAATTAGCTCCGAGGGCTTTCATTACAGGAAGCTTCATAACAAACCAAAGGATGAGCACTATAGGCAAGCGCAAATCTATATGGAATGTTTAAATCTTGATAGCGGTTTTGTTATTTATGAATGTAAGAATAATCAAGAAATTCTGCCTATTTTTATAAAAAAAGATCAAGACTATATTGATAAATTATTTAAGAAATATAGAACTATTTATGGGAGTTACACAAGCGGTGACATCCCCGACAGACCATACAAGAGAACATCTAAGCATTGTTCTGATTGTAATGTTGCTGCTTTATGCTGGGGAGAAAGTGGTTAATGAAGAAAAAAGAATTTGTAGCAATCCAGATTGCGCAAAACAATTTATAGCAAAAGTTTATAATAGTATTTATTGCTCTGCTGAGTGCAGAAAGATTATTACTAACAAAAAGTTATTAGCAAATTATTACGAAAAAAAAGCTAATAAAAACAAAAAAAGAATTTGTAAGACAAAAACATGCACTGTGGTTCTTTCTGTATACAATAAAGAATTGATTTGTGAAAAATGCAAACGAGAAAGGTTTGTTCAACGATTAGTCGGCTGGGGTTGGGATGAGACCAAAGTGCGAGATGGTATGTAATGAACCTTAAGAATATTGTACACAAGAACGATAGCAAGGTGTTATCAATAGACCCGTCATCTCACTCTTTAGGGTGGGCAGTTATTGATTTTAGTAGCGGTCTTAAATTAGTAGATTGCGGTAAAATAAAGTTTACAAAAACTAATGATATTTCAATTAAATTTAATGAGATTAATTCTGGCATTAAAGAAATATGCAAGGAACATAACCCATCTGTTTGTGTAATTGAACAATCAGTTTACATTCAAAACTTCCAAACAAGCCGTGTTATATCTTACATAATCGGTTACACCTGGGGAATTGTTCAGACTTACTGTTTCAAAGTAATTGATATTAACCCAATTTTGTGGAAACGGGGCATTGGGTATAAGAATATATCCAAGAATGATAAGATAGAATTGAATACGGAAGCAAAGAAAAAGAAAGAAAGAAAAGATCGTGTTCGGCAAATTGTGATAGAATACTTCCATATGTCAAATGAAGATTTAGCAGATGATGATATTGTTGATGCAGTAGGCATTGGTCTTTGGTATTATCTCATGGCGGTTTCTCATGGCTCTTGAGCCGTACAAGGATAAGTCTTGGCTGTACGAGCACTATGTCAAGAAGAGAATGAATTTAACTGATGTTGTTAAGTTACTAAAACAAACTTACAACATTGAAATAACACCACAAGGTTTGTATAACTGGTGTAAGAAATATGATTTATTAAAATTTAGAGGTAAGGGAAGAAACCTTGCTGTAACTTCTAAGAAACCAAAGTCTCCTATGCAACAAGCGGCTGAGCGTAGGAAGCGTGAATTGAGAAAACAACGAGATATGAAAAAGAAAGGTATGGGTAGATAATGCAAAGAAGTATTACGGCAGGAGATTTAGGTTTATTTGCTGAGTTGAATATTGTATATAATCAAGCTCGGGTAATTGAGGCGAATCAGAATAAGACTAAGTATAAGTGTTTGGGCTCGGGTCATTGTTGCACTATTGGATTAACAATTCCAATGGCAGAATGTGCGAACATTGCTTTCAATTTAACTCAACAATTTTATTTGTACTTAGAAGATAAAGGTCAGGAGCATGCGGATGAATGGCTTAAGTCTGTTATTGATTCCTTAAAAGATGCAATGCATGATAAAGATCTTAAATTCGGGGGTGAAACAACTCGTAAGTGTGCTTTCTATAAAGGCGGTTGTACTATTTATGGCTTTAGACCGCTAGTTTGCAGAAGCTACGGAGCATTCGTTGGAGTTGATGATGTATGCCCTCGGGAGAGAAATATTTACGGTAATGTTGATTTCTTTACTGGTACGCCAGTTGAAGGAATGGTTCGGCACTATCAGGAGATATTGGAAAAGTATTCAAAAGATAAAGGCGAGAATTATGATGTTGTTGTGTATATGCCTTTGGGTGTTCTCAGCTTCCTTCTGACAACAGAGGATCTTCAGGAGTTAGCAGATACTACCGATGCAAGCATTTGGCGAGCAGTTGAAGGTTGGTATAATTACAGAGTTGAGTATACAAAAGTTCACGGACTACCATTGCCTAAATTAAGATCAGCTGCTGAAAGTGCAGGAAAGAAAATTGCTTTTTCTGTAGATGAGTAAAGTAGAGTGGAATGATGCAGGCTCCCATGTGGCGGGCACTGGGTATGCTGATGCTGCCTATCCTATATATGAAGCGTTATTCAAAAATGGATTGGTTTCCAAGACATATGTTGAGCATCTTGCTCCAGAGATTCCTGGCGTTGGGTATTCATTAAGGAATACTAAATTTACTAATCCCGTTGTGATTAACAATACACTCCCTGAATATTATGTTATTGGTTCTGAGTATTCAATTGGCTTTACATATTGGGAAACCAATCGTATAAGCGATGACAGCGTTGATGGAATGAACAAGATGGATGAGATTTGGACTACATCTGAATTTATGAAAAATGTATTTATAAACTCTGGTGTGACCAAGCCAGTGTATGCCTTTAATTTGGGTGTTAATCCAGATCTTTACTACCCTCATAAAAGGAAGCCTCATAAGCCGTTTACATTCTTAAGCATGGGGTCTCCTTCAACGAGGAAGAATTCTCAAATGTCTGTTGATGCGTTCATGCATCTTTTTGGTCGTGATGAAAATTATAAACTAATTTACAAATCTAACGGGGCTCCAGACGCTCGCTTTCATAAAGGTACGAGCAATCAGTCATCTATTCACGGGCATCCTCGTATTGAAGTTATAGATTGGAAATTAAGTGAAAGCCTTCTTTCTGCGCTATACGATGAATCAGACTGCTTACTATACCCAACAAGTGGCGAAGGATGGGGGCTGATACCATTTCAGGCAATAGCAAAAGGTATTCCAACGATCTGCACTAACGCTACTGCCTGCGAGGAGTATGCAGAAATGTCTGTACCTTTAGATTACAAATGGTCTAGCAAGAACATGGATGGTGTATATAAAGATACTGGGGAGTGGGCAGAGCCAAGTTTTGATGATTTGTGTGATAAAATGTTATATGTAGTTAAAAACTATGATGCTGTCTCAAATAAGACATTAGAAGGTGCTAAGTACATAAATGAGAATATGACTTGGGACAAAGTAACAAAGGACTATGTAGATAGATTATGTCAAATATTGAACATGTTAAACAAAAAAGTTTAGTAGAGAAAATTAGAGATGTTGAACAAGTTGGTCTTTTGCATGTAAAAGGTTATTCAATGAGGGAAATATCTTCACTCATGACATTGCCGATTAATGATGTTAAAGAGTACATTGATGAATATAAGTTAATATTAAATCAAACTATTGAGGAAGACCCGTTTTTTCTTGAAAAAGTACAATTTAATACAATTAAAGCTCTTACTGAATTTGATGAATTAAGTAAGGAAGCTTGGGAAACAATTAATATAGCAACAGATAACGGCATGGTTGCTGCCAGAATTCAGGCAATCAAGCTGGCTGGGGATCTTGCTACTAAGAAAGCTCAACTCCATAAGCTTATGGGTGGGAATCAAACAGATGGTGAATATATTGCCAGAATGCAGAAGGCTGAGAATGTTAATCAAATTTTATCAAAAATATTAAGAGATGTTATCTCAAAGCATCCATCTATTGCCGAGGAAGTTCGCAAGGAGCTTGAAATTGCTTTTGAGATTATGACAGGAAAACACACTGACATTGTAACCAACACTGCATTCACGGTAGAAGAAGATGAAGAACAGGGCTCATAATTTGAGATCTTTTGAAAACGCCTATAGAGATCATAATTTGAGATCTTTTAAAAAAGCCTATAGGGCTCATAATTTGAGATCTTTTCAAAACGCCTATAGGGTAGTATAGAAACATGTCTGATTTCTTAGGTATCAATCTTGAATTTAATGATTTTGATAGATTATTGCGCCAAGATGAATTTATGGAAGAACCTGTTTCTATTGAAACTTTTGTTCAAGATAAACACTATCTCGGTCTCCCCCCTCTATCTGAGATTCAGTTGGAGATTGTAAAGCATAGCACACAGATATTCAAAGAACACACTTTAATAAAATTATATGGCGAAGAAAAGGGAAAAGAGATTTACAAGAAATACACAGACAATGAAGTGATTTGTATGCTCGGCAAAGGATCTGGAAAAGACCATTGTGCCAGAATATCTATGGCGTATACCGTATATCTATTACATTGCTTAAGAGATCCTCTTGGCTATTATGGTAAAGCTCACGGTGTTTATATTGACCTTCTAAACCTTGCTGTAAACGCTCAGCAAGCTCAGAGAGTGTTCTTTGAACCATTAAAGAACTTATTGCTATCATCTCCTTATTTTAATAATGTGGGGTTTGAACCTAGAGTATCAGAAATATTTTTCTTTTCCAGACCTGTAAGATTATTCTCTGGTCACTCTGAATCTGAAGGTTGGGAAGGTTATGAAGTAATGACAGTTATTCTTGATGAGATATCTGCATTTAAAACAGATAGCGAATTGAAAGGTGAAGTGAGATCAAAGGGATCAGCATCTGCAATTTATAACATGAGTAAGCTATCCGTAATGTCACGGTTTCCAGAAATTGGTAAGGTTATTCTATTGTCATTCCCACGCTATAAAGGTGACTTTATTCAGCAGAGATATTTCAGCTCTAGAGAAAAGAATGAACCTAAAACTTGGTCAATTAAAGCAGCAACATGGGAAGTTAATCCAACAATTAAAAGAGAGCAATTAGAATCTGAGTATATTAGGAATCCAATTGAAGCAGCATCTCGTTTTGAATGTGAACCTCCAACAATGGAAGATGCTTACTTTAGAGATGAAGAATTAGTAAGAAAAGCTTTTATATATTCAGATGACCCTATGGATGAAGAAGGTAGATATAAGCCGTGGTTTAATAATACTGATGGTCATCAAAGATTTATTCATATAGACTTAGGTTTTAAAAGAGATAGAACAGCATTATGTATGACGCATTGTTCTGGATTTAAAGAAATAGTTACATCAATGGGTGTTGAAAGGCTGCCAGTTATTAATGTTGATTTAATACATTCCTGGAAGGCTGAACCTGGTAAAGAAATTAACTTTGCTTCTGTGAGACAGCTTATTGTTGATCTCTGTAGAAGGTTTGATGTTGCTAAAGTTACTTTTGATAGATGGCAATCTATTGAAATGATTCAAAGCTTGAAAGCTCAAGGTATTAATGCAGACTTTCACAGCGTTAAGAAAACTGATTATGATACATTGATGACATCTATTTATGACACAAGGCTTCGTGGGTATTGGAATCATGTTCTTGTTGAAGAAGAATTGTTGAAGTTAAGATTATTTAGTAACAATAAAATAGATCACCCTAATTCTGGATCTAAAGACTTAGCTGATGCTCTTGCTGGGTCGGTATTTAATTCTGTGCAAAATATGGGTGTTGAACAAGAAGTTGAAATAGAAATACTAGGTATTGATGCCCCAGATGGTGAAGATTTTGAGGATTATGGTACAGTGACAGTATATAATCGTGATATGAATGCATATGTGCCAGGTTTTAATAAAACACAAATTCCAGTAGAGGAGGTGGGTGTATGGATGGAGAACATTTAATGGATAAGGATACGGTAGATATACAGTTAGTTCTTAAAATTATGAGTGATAAAGTGTCTGAATTGACATTGCAAAATGCTGTTTTAATTGCGCAATTAGATTCAATCAGAAGATCCTCTCTGAAAAATATTTAATAAAATATTTATAGACGAAGGTTGTTTCTAGTAAAGTTACTGATAAGTTGTATGTCAAGCCGATAGGCGTTATTCAAAACCAATATAGAAACGAGAGAAAATGCAAATTAAAGAAGCAAGTTCATTCCCAGTAATCTCAAGAAGTGGTCGTACATCTGCTGAATTGCAAATGATTATTGATACCTTGAACCTATCTAGTCAAAGTGGAAAGCCTTATTCAATTGAGGGAGTTCAAGCTGGTAAGAAATACAATTCAATGCAACAGAGAATTCGTGCCCAAGCTCGTAAGATTAATGTAAGCGTTGAGATTCATTACAATAAAGAAACTGAAACTCTCTATTTTAGAGTGCCAGTATCGTCAGGAATAGAGACCTCTTTGGTCCCCGATAAGGTTGTAAAATCAAAAGATATTAAGAGTGTCAAGACTTTTGTAAAAAATAAGTAATATTAAAATAAAAAAAGGGCTGGGAGCGATCTCAGCCCTTTTTTTTATGTATACTATAGGCATGGGACTTTTTGAAACACAATCAATAGAAATTAATCAAGATCAATTGGCAAAATGGAATGTTCTTTTTGCTATTCCTTGCTACGATCAGCAAATATCAGAACCAACAATGATGAGTCTAATTAAGACTCTAATGTATTTTAGAGATCATAGCATGAAGTTTGCAGTAGCAACTATCACTGATTCATTGATCAATCGTGCTAGGAACAATATGTCGGCTAAATTTATGGGTAATGAACAATTTACTCACATGATGTTTATTGATGCCGATATCTCCTGGGAACCTGAAGACATTATAAAATTGCTATGGCATGATAAAGAAGTAATGACTGTTGCTTATCCTATTAAATCAATTGATTGGGAAAAAGTTGCTAAGAATGTAAAAGACGGAGTTGCTGTTGAAGAACTTGCGGCTAAGAGTGTTAGATTTGTTGTTAACCCAGTTAAGGATCAAACTACTTTAAATGTTGAAAACGGGGCAATTGAAATATTTGATGCTGGCACTGGTTTTATGCTTATAAAAAGAGAAACATTTTTAAAGCTTATAGAAGCCCACCCTGAATTAAAGTATGATGATGATACTGGCTCTCTTGCTAAAAATGAAAAACCGTGGACATACGCATTTTTTAATTCTTATATTGATGCCCATAAAAATAGATTCTTATCTGAAGACTATGGCTTTTGTAGATATTGGCAGAATATTGGTGGAAAAGTTTGGGTAGATCCTGCTATTACTTTAGGTCATCTTGGTCGTATGAAATATACTGGAACAATGATGTCCTTTATTGAAGAGAATGCCAAGATCGTTGATAAATCGTAAATCGGTTGGAAATTTGGAATTATACTCTACCTTGTGTATTGAGAAAAAATATATACTAAATTTCGTAGAATAATAGTAAAAAAAGCGTGGAGTTCATAAACATTTTAATAATGTTTAGCCTTTGTTGAATCATTTGACGATCTATGAACTCACTAATTACGCACATAGATCTCCTTTTTTTTTAACGGATAGATCTCAAATTTAATACGATCTCGCTTATGATCTTATTTAACAGTTTTCTGCGACCTTAATATCAGTTTAATGAATTTTCAAATAACTTTCAATTATCTATTTCCCCCCTGATAAACTGATCTCGTCGGATAATTCTATGACGAAATAAGTAATTATTTAATTAATTAATTAACAAAGGAGATAGCAATGAGTAATTTTAATGTTGATAATAATGTTGATAATAATGATGACGCTATTCGTGCTAAATTGTTGGGCTTAGAAATAGAAAATGGTTCAATTAATTATGGGACAGTAAGTAATTTTAAGTATGAGTTTACTGGTTACGAAACTATAATGATTGCTTTGACTGATAAGGGTAATGAAATTGATTGTCATCAGTTATTGCGATTTATGTATTTGATTGATATGAAAAATAATGGTAAACAAATAGTTTATCCAGATGGCACAGATTATTCAAATCGTGTATTTGGTCCTCAACGAAAACGAAATGCCAAAGTGTTGAATAATTCAAGTTATATTAGCCCACATAATCTTATTTCATAGAAAGGTGATAACAATGACAAATACAGCATTATTTACAAAAGTTAATCTTAATGACATTACTAATATTGATTACAGTGTCAATAACCATATTCCTCAACCAAAAGTTGAAAGAAGTGGTTTTGTTAAAGTAAATCTTAGTGATGTTAAAAATCTATCAAGAAGAAAATCTCAAGAAGTAATTAAATTGTCATTTGATACTATTTGTACAAATTATGATACTAATGAAGAATTAGAATTGATCACTTCTTTAGTTAAGATTACTGCTATTAGAAAGAATTCCCAAGGTATTGACTATGATCTTTCTCAGGATAGAAGGTTTATCCGAATGAATAAGATTCATCAAATTAAAGTTGTAATATCTATATTAGATATGGGTATTGATGTATTAGTTGATGGTTGTAAAGAAGTAGCAACTATTGATAACATCAATAGTTTAAATAAAGTACTTGTTAAGTTGGAATTGAATAAGTTGGAAAAAGATAAAGTAGTGCGATCAAATATGGAAATATTCACTAGAAGATAATGAAAGGGACAAATGAAAACTCATTCTGAAATTACAAAAGTTGACTTTAATCGTTATGTTACCCCAGTTTCTAATTTAGAAGTTGGTGATATCATTAACTGGATCGGTATTTATGATGCTGGTAAAGAAGTCTATTTTGATACAATTACTTTATTAAAGTATGATCGTCCTATTGCTTTTAAGATTGTTGATATTGATTACAATCCAAATAAGCCAGACGATATCATATTTGAATTTGATAAAGTATTAGTTCCAACTAATTCAAAAGTTATTACAATAAATAAAGATAGGTTCGCTGGAACTAATATTAAAAACACAAAATCAAATGGCAAGTCATTGTTTGATATTGAGCAAGAAATGTACCGTATTCAGTGGTTAATGAATGCTGAAAAATTTGATCTACAAGAAAACAACGAAGGAGAATAAAATGAAAATTGAATCTGGAGCGGTAATTGATACAAAAGAACACGGCTGTATTCCTATGAATAAGATTAGTCTACTGGAATTGGCAATTGAAATGAATCACAGAACAAATAGCATTATGGATGTTCTTGAGTTTAATCAAACAATGATCGTTAAAATGCAATCTAAAATTATTGAATTAGAAACAGCATTACTGGAGTTTTTATAATGGCTGAGTGTATATATTGTAAATCAATATTTATTGACGAAAGATTTGAAGCAGGATATGAATACTGTTTAGATGAAGATTGTCAAAAAATTGGTTTGGATATATCAGAAAGAGCATTTAGGAGAATATATACTCCTGCTCTATTACATAAAAGTAATTATTTCTGGGTTAAAAAAACTGAGTTAAAGTCATTAAATGTCAGAGCAGATCTATTAGAACAATCAGATTGAAAGGGGTAGAAGTGGAAAACAGAAATCAAGTATTAAATGAACTAGAAAAGTTAACTAGTCAAATGGATATTCCATTCTCTAGGTTAAAGGATTACAATTGGCTTTTGCGTAACGCAGCAATTAATAATCCAGATAGTCTTAAGTTAAAAAAAGTAATAATGATATGTCAACTACTAGTGAAAGGTGATACACAATGAATGATAATCATGAAAAAGAAGAAGTTTATGATTGGGCTTTGGATACAGATATGAATCCTGATTGGAATACTTGGGAAGAAGAATTAAATATGATTGAACGAGAGTTTCCACAATCAAAAAAGTTCTTTGGTAAAAAGAAAAAATAAATACCTTTTGAAAGGGGTAAATATGGACATTTTAAAATTATTTAAATCAACAGATGATGGGCAATATATTTTATTGCTTGAGAAACTTTGGCTAAAGCAAAATCATGAAGATAATGATGGCTATACTCCAAGACCAATTCCAGAGAATAGATTCAAATTTGTATTTATCGGTAAAATGCAAGAGTATCTATCAACTGATTACAATATCACAAGTTATGTTGGTCAGAATCTAAAAGTTGATACTTTTAAAAATAAATACAAGTATGCTATTCAAATGTCATATCCATATCTTGGAACTGATGACAATAAATTGGGTAAAAGCGTTATATCACTTTATCTTGTAAGGAATAATGATGAAGTATTTCACTATCAAAGGATATGGGAGGAACTATAATGAGTAAATATTATGGATCAACAATAACGGTATACAAGAAAGATTGGAATATGTGTGATGGTTGTAATATACCATTAAAACCAGTTTTTTGGGAAACAATAGATGGTATTCCAGTTGATGAACAAATAGTTATAGTCAATGATTTTTCTAAAGGAATATTAAATAATATTGACAGTGGACTTACTATTTCACTTATGGGTGGATATGCTGAATTTGTAGATCAAATGTTTATTGATGAAGATGAACAAATAGAATTGTATCTTTGTCACGATTGTGTAGTAAAAATGTTTTCTATGTATAACAAAACAAAAAAATTAAAACAATGTCATCCAACAACACACGAAGCAAAAAGCAAAGATAATTTGTTTTGTTGTGATTGGTCTTGGAATTTGATTAACAATAAAGTTGTTCACCCTGAAGAAGATATTGATGATTACAGGAAAGGAGAGTAGTTATGAATAATTTTGAATTATTGGAATTAAGTGATCTTGATGAAAAATCAAAACAAATGATCATTAGCACATTGAAGCAATTAAACGAATCAATCATTAAAGCAGAAATTGAATTGTTTAAACTTGATATTGAATTGTTTGAAGCAGAAAGGCTTGGGTAATTAATGAAAGTATACCAATGGATAAAACAAGAACCCGAGTTTCAGTATTACTGGACTAAGGATAAAGGTTGGGTTCAAAAAGATATAGAAGAAGTATGGAAAGCCATAGAGATAGGGGAAACACAAAATGGGTATTGATTATATGGAAATAGGATCATCTCCAAGTGATGAAGATTGTGCTCAATTAGGTTCTGATAATTATGATAAGTTATCCAGAATTCAATTGAATGCATATGTTCATCAATTGGAAAGGATGTTCCCTTATGTAAAGAATTCAGATTCATTAAAATTTGCTGCTAAAAGATTTAATCACGACTTCGGTACTTATGCCGAAGTTGTTATTTATTTTGATACAGCTAATGAATTTGAATATAATTGTGCAATTGATATTGAACACAATCTCCCAATGTATTGGGATGAAGAAGCTAAGGAAGAAATTAAAAACAAACTACAAACAGAAAAGGATAAATCATGAACAACATAGTGTTTCAACATTATAGAAATGCAAAGAACTGGGGTGACAGTTGGCTATTTAGTACAAAAATGCTATTACAAGGTCATCTGCTAACAGATAAGAAATACGAAAAAGCAATCAAAAACATACTTAACAACCAAAATGAAAATGGAGAAACAAAATGAAAAAACTATCAGAGAAGCAATTTGTAACAGTAGTAGAAAATATTCATAATAAAATTAATTACTCATTTGATTCAAAGCATTGTGAAGCATTTGGCGTTCTCATTGACAAGGAATTAAATGTTCAAATTGAAAAGATTGATAGCAGTTCTGATATTTACGATATGCTTGATACCGATAATGATGATCTACTAAATCAAATTAATGACTACGATATGATATCTTTTGCAACTAACGGTTGGGCTGCCCCTACTGGTAAAGATGATGAATATAGTGATTTAGCACCATCTCAACACCCTGAAAAAAGAAGAGTTCGTCTTCTTAGTTCAGCAAATATTCATAATCAAGTTGGTAGTTCAATTTTGTTTAGTGACGATATTGATTCACCTGTATATGATTATGGTGATGCTCGTGGAACTATGGCTACAGCAATCATTGAACTTATGGACAAAGCAAAAGATTTGCAGGTCAAATGAGTAAATTTGGCGAAAGCGGATATGTCAAAAACATAGAAAAATATGCCAAACAAGCAACTACAAGACCTGATGATTTTGGTTATTGGGGTTCTGATGATATGTTTAAAACTTGGGGCTTTACTAATATTGATCAGAACAGAGACTCTGATGTATTAGCAAAGTCAAATTTTAAATATATTACTGAAGAGTTGATGGATATCTTCCCTGATGATTATAGAATTGAAAATTATGCTCATTGGGCTGTTGGTAATGTTGATAGATTGGTTTGTCGTGTTTATGATGATGATGATAAAAAGATTATTTCATCTTCATTCTATTTAGCAATGGAATGGTTAGACAAATTAGATGACTATCCAGTTGCTGATGAAGATTCATATCAAACAATGTTGGGTCTTGATAATATTGAAAGTCTTGACTTTTGGGCTGATATTTGTCCTGATTATGTTGATATTGAAAAGTATCCCGATTGGGCTGGCGATGTTCTTTATGAATTAGAAGTCAATATGAATATAGAGTTCCATCTAGATTCAGGTTCACCTAAAGATGAAGATATTATCCAGGCTATTTATAATCTTCAATATTGGAATGCAGCAGGTTATGTAAAGTGGTTTGAATTCTGTGATCGTAATAATTTAGAAAGACCACAGTTTTTAGTAAATGATATATCAAAAAATAATCCTAATCAATTAGAAATGGAGTTTTAAAATGCCAAATCATTGTAATAACACTTTAGGTGTCTTAGGTAAGACATCTGATGTAGAGAAGTTTGTAGAATTTGTAACAAATAAGGGTGAAGATAAAGAACAAAATAAGTATGAGTTATTTAAAAGTTTAATTCCAATGCCAAAAGAATTGGAAGGAACTACTTCACCATCTAAATTAAGCAATGAAGAGTTGATTAAGAAATATGGAACTGATAATTGGTATGATTGGTGCAATAGTAATTGGGGAACTAAATGGGGTGATTATGATATCACTAAAAGTGACCTTGCCAATTTAATTCAATATTCTTATCCATTTAAAGAAGATGGTATTAAGGATTATGATAATGCTATTGAAGATACGAGTAATTCATATGTACATTTTTATTATGATACTGCTTGGGCTCCAGGTAGTGATGAAATTTCTGCTGCTCTTTGTAATCAATTCCCAGAATTAAATTTTAATTTGTATTTTGAAGAACCTGGAATGGGTTTTGCTGGTCAAGTTAAAATTCAAAAAGGTGAAGTAATTTATAATGATAGTTGGGACTTTCATCAAGATTGTGACGATATATCCGAAATAGACTTTAGTTAACAAAGGGGAAATGATATGGGATTAGATAATATGCCTATGGTTTATCCATGTGAAGGTATAGCAGTTAAAGATAGTGATGGTAGAACTGATTGTGTTGCTACAGCGCAGTGTGGTAATTGTGGTTGGAAAAATGCAATTGAATCAGATCCATTAGTAAAAGACTTGAAACCAGTATTAGGTATTTTTGGTGCTGATTGCTGGTATAGAGGAAAGTATGGAAATTATCTTTTAAGTGTATTAGAAGATAAAGAAGATACTTATTTTGATGATGCTACTTGGACTTTCTATGGTAGTGGTCATGTAAATGGAGATGAAGGTATTGATTCAGATGATTGTATTTCAATGTCTGAATTCATGAAAGACAATGCAGAATTATTTGCATATAAAGCAGGTACAAAATATCCAGATCAATCAAAAGAATTAATTAGCGATTGGATTTATGCCAGTTGGTGGTTAAATTTTGTTGGTGAGAAATGCAAAGGTTCAGCAATATGGTACTAATAAAGGAGCAATATGTTTAATATGGATGATTTCAATAATGACAATAGTTTAAGAATTCCAAGTGGTTTTAGTAATGATATTGAATTTGTTTACATAATGCAATCAGTAGCGAATGTTGTTTGCAGAACTAATCATAGTGATCCTAAGGATAGAGAAAGGTTATCTATGAGTTTGATAAATATAGCATGCGGAGATAAAGAAGATGTAGTTGCTGATAGAGCAGTAAGCATTATTTTGTCATTGGTGCATCATTTGTCAACAATTATTGAGGCAACAGAAGTTGATCTTGATGAATATCATAAAGCTTACAATGATGAAACATTAAGCAATTTGTATGATAACCCAAATATACCTTATTACGAGGATGACAATGATTGATGAAAATAAGGAATCATGGAGAGATGAAGCAAATTGTATAAAAGCTCCTTTAAATATATTTTTCCCTGAAGATGAAACTGGTAGCACCAGTAAGAGAAAAATTGATAGAGCGAAAATAATATGTGAAAATTGTTCAGTCCAACATAAATGCTTAATATATTCTTTAAATGAAAATATTGATCATGGAGTTTGGGGTGGACTTTCATCCAGGGAAAGAAAAGCATTGAAGAAAAATGTTGATGCAATGGATTATACAAGCACAGTTTATTTATTGTTAAATAAAACAATCCCAATCATAAGTAAGAGAAAGAAATAGGAGAAAGCCATGAACAATCAAACGAGAGTGGAAGAGATAGTAGAGGAAGTTTTAACCAGCAAAGATGTTAAATCTATGCATATCCCCATTAAAACCAATAGCCAGCAAGAAATGTTTGGAGCATCATTTAACAGTGGTCATGTTTCAAAGATATCTTCTTTGGTTAAAGTATCTGATCTGGTAATTGATTACACATACCAGCGTCAGCCGCTTATTAAGAAAGTAAATAAGATTGCAAAGAACTTTGACTCAGATATTCTTGGAGTCATTATTTGCTCAATGCGTGAAGATGGATCATTGGCTGTAATTGATGGTAGCCATAGAGTTCATGCTATGCGTGAAAAAGGAATGAATGATTACTCAGTAAATGCTCTTATCTACTTTGATTTAGATATCAAAGACGAAGCAAGAATATTTGCGATGCTTAATCAGGAACACACAAAGCCAAATACAACAGATATCTTTAAAGCTGGAATTGTTTCTGGTGATGAAGAAACGATTGCAATTAATAAAATCCTTAACGGTTTGGGTTTGATTATTGGAGTTGGACCTGGTGATAATAAGGTTCGTGCTATTTCTACAATTAGGCGTGTTTATCGTAATGCTGGAGATAAAGTATTGCGTGACACATTGTATACGATTAAATCAGCTTATGGTGACTCATCTAGCACAATGCGTGATGTTTTGATTTCTGCTGTTGCAATTATCTATAATCGTTATGGTGCAAAAGTTGAAGTATCTCGTATGGTTACTACATTGCAAAAGTTTGGTAATCCAAATACGCTTATTGCAAATGCAAAATCAATTGGTGTAAATGCAAGTTCTGTTACAGCATCTGCTTTACCATTTGTTATTGTAAATGCTTATAATCAAAGATTAACAACAAATCGCCTTAGCGATTACCCAATGAATTTACTTGCTCAGCAAGTATGGGTTTCAATTAAATAATAGATTTGGGGTTGGGTTAGACTGATCGCTAACTCAACCCCATTTAAGTCCCTCTAAACAAAAGGAGAATGATATGAATAATTATCCACCTGGGGTAACTGGTAATGAATATGAAATTGCTGGTGGTGAAGAAACAGAAGAGTATTGGCAATGTGAAGGTATGGTATCAGCAATTACTGTAAGTATACCAACTATTCAAGATATGAGTGAACAAATCTTTAATGTATTTACTAAATTAAAAGAGCATAGTTATACTTCATATCAAGAGTGGATTAATCAAAATGTAAGAAGTATAAAAAGAACATTAGAGGATCTAATTCATTCTGACGAAGTGGTTGAAGTTGATTGCGGTTTTAATGGAACTGTTTTAATGGAACGATACAAGAATAAAAAATGGTGGTCTTGCCCAAATTGTAGGGCAGAGCATGAAGTTGAACTTGATTAATATTGTGATCAGAAAGCACACTCAAGTTTGTAGTTTTAAGAATATAAAAATGGCGGGAGTTCAATGTATATACCAAACAAAATAGATGGAGGAATCATGGAAGATATTAAACTACATAGCGTTAAGAATTTAAGGGGTGGGTATTTTGTTCCTGAGTTTATAGATAAGAAATT